ACATGAAAATGAATATTGCATGGATAATAATTCAAAGCTTCTACTTTTAATTAAGAAATGAGCGTTTAGATTGAATAGTTTATAAAATTTTATCTGTTAATGAACACAGATAAAAATATATCAATTTGTGTTGTAATTGTATCTTCATTTGAACCCTTGTATCTGTTTTGTAATAATATTATACGAAAACAGAGTTTGCAATACAAAATACCTGTTTTTTTCTTACTTAACGGTAAACTTCCTGAAAATTATATTCTTAAGAAAGATGAACGATTTCTTGAACATACAGATGGATTATGTAATCCTTGGATGTTTTTAAAATTTAAGACTATGCTGCAAGAAATTTATAATAATTCTTCTCCAGATTATATCTTGCGGTGTAACTCTACAACTTTTATAAATTTTACCAGATTACCAGAATTATTCGCTTCTCTTCCTACTGAAAACCTTATTGCAGGTCCATTTATGTATTCAACTGGTTTTATAGGAACTAATGTGTTCTGTCAAGGATCAAATATGATTTTATCAAAAGATGTTGCTAAACGATTAGCATATGATCAAAATGAAAAAGATCCTTTTATTTTTGAATATGCAGATGATATAGCGATTGATTTTCTTACAAGAACATATGCAAAAAAAAACGATCTTTCATTATATACAATGAGATATGAAGAATTTACAACTATTCCTAAATTTTATGAATTACCAATTAATCCTGCAAATATTTTTTTTCGTGTAAAGAATAATACGATTAATCGTTTTGAGATTGATTCTGAAATTTGGAAACTCTTACATTATCTTTTTGATGTTATTCACTATAGAAATACTTTTACAGCATGGGCAAAATATACTATAAATACACCTAGATATACTATATACAGTTTTGGTGATGACCATAAAAAAATTTGACCCCTATGCAGAAAAGAATGGTATGCAGGAATGCTTCAAACAATTCTTTCTAGTTGGGGTGTTGAGCAGAACACGGCTCAAAGTATTAATGATATCCGATTAAAATATATTCCTGTTAGCCAAGAAGCATTTATTCAAAAGAAGATTGTCTTTCATAAAGATGATTTGTATTACGAAATTAATACGACATCATCTTTTGCTAAAGGAACAAATGGAAAACTCTTTAATGCTTTCCTTATGGAGACAAGCACAAATCGGTATATTCCATTAGTCGCAAAACGTGTGCCTTCCTGCCTTAATTCAGTTAGAGAAGCTGCTCTGCATGCATTGGTATATGAAGAACAGCCTAAAAATATTCCTAAAATTTATACAATCTTTCGAACAAAAAATCATATCTGGATTCTTATGGAAGATTTGCGTCTAGTTGAAAAGAAAAACCAATATTCATATTGTCTTTACTCTTGGTTAGAAAATGCCTCAGTAATCTTTAACCGTGGTTTGGCATCTGCTGGATTCCGCAAGATTATTTCAAAAGTTTTAAAATCGGTTTTACATCTATCAAAGAAATATTCATTTCTGCATGGAGACTTACATACTGGAAATATCTATATCCAAGGAAGTAAGAATCATATTAATAAAGTGATAGTCATTGATTTCGGATATTCAATGATTTCTTCAACAGGTAAACATTCTAAATCACCTTACTGGCTTTCTTATAAGGATGGTATTGATGCTGCTGTTCTCTTATGGTCTCTTTATAATTCAAGTGCCTTTCAGAAATCTGCCGATGCTACTTTGCTTTCTTGGGTTTCTAGCAAGTTACTTCTTACGAATGGAATTGATCTGAAAAGTTTTAAAAATCTGAAAGATGTGTATGAGAAGCTGGAAAATTCTAGCAGTGATGATCTAATTCGCCTTAAGATTGCAACTCTTGTTACTGAATTTGCTGGAATTTAGATCATATTATTATTATTTTTTAATCTATTGCATGATTTTTCTTACTTTTCATGTCTTTCTTTGAAACTATGACATCTTTTACTTAAGTTGGTGAATTTATTTGAAAGATTGGATAAATTTGATTTTTTATTTCTTGATATCTAGTTGTATAATGAGTTGCAATTTTCCCCGTTTTATAGGCCTCTATAGACCTGCAGAAGATGGTTATCAAATTATCTTTAACGATGAAGGATCTTTAAAGATAATGACTTCGGTTTGTGGAGAAAAAGTATCTTATGTAGTGCAAGAATCAAAAGAATTTCCCTTAGACGATATGTTTCAGGCATTTATAGATTCCTCTGGTAAAGAAATCTACTATTGGCCAACTGGATATGAACTACGTCGGCAAGTTCCACGTTCATGGCATGAAAAAAAGGCTGCTATCTATCCAATCTTTCAATTCCTGCATCCACCTGTTGGTCTTACACATAGTGTAATTAAGGCATCAGGTCCATCTTTCAGCACTGATGCAGTTTCTTGCATGAAAGTTCTAAGGGCTGCAGCTTCAAAAGAAAAAAAAGATATGTTACGGATTCTTGTTTGATACAATAAAGTTCATAAAAAATTGAACGCGATTTTTACTGTAGCTAAAGTTTAGTGTTTATTCCGTAAGAAAGTAATTTGTAATGGCTTCTGCTTCTGCTTCGAATGCAATGATGTCCGTCGCGATTCCGGACGAGTTCCTCTGCCCTATTACGGGAGAGCCAATGATGGATCCTGTAAATGTATGCGCCGAGGGGCATATCTTTGATCGAGCTGCAATTAATCGCTGGTCTGCTGAGGGTAAGAACAACTGTCCTACCTGCAGGACGCCACTCGGATCGCATCGGCCCGAGCGGCATCTTAAGAATGCGATTCAGACTTGGCTAACAGCCAATCCCTCTATGCGGGCTTCTAGTTCAGCTCCAGCCTTTAAGGATGCTTCTCTTCGGCTGACTGGCTCTACCTTTCCGGATGGTGCAAAGAACTTCTTGCATATCCGTGCAGAGTGCGATCCTTCTTCTACCCGACAGCCTATTGTAGTTCTTATTGCACTGGATAACTCCGGCTCCATGGCAGAGCTGGTTGATCCTGATAATAAGGAGATTCTCTACACCCGCATGGATCTGGCTCGTCACACTGTCAATGTAGTGGCCAACATGCTCGGACCTCTTGATTCACTTGGTGTCGTATCCTTCAGCACTGGCTCAAAGCTGGTTATGGATCCTACTCTGATGGATGAGGCTGGTAAGGCAAAGATCAAGGCTGTTCTTCAGATAGTTCAGCCAGATGGATCTACTAACATTGATGCGGCTGTTCGTGCTCTTATGAACATGGCCAATCGTCCTGAGATGACCGGCAAGAACATCTTCGCCGCTCTTCTGACTGATGGAGAGGAGACTGTGATTCCTTCCCCCAGTGGAACGGTCAAGGCTCTTTGTCGCCTTGAGATGCAGAATCCGTGGAACTTTTCTACCTTTGGTTTTGGCTACAGCCTAAATTCAGTTCTGCTGTCGCAGCTTTCGGAGATGCCTACATCTGGTGGATCATTCGGTTTCATCCCTGATCTTACGATGATTGGCACCATCTTCATCAACTGGATTGCAAATGCTCTTTCTACTGGAGTTAGGAACACAGAGATTGGGTATTCTGTAAATGGTTCTGAGCCAGTTTTCATCCATAGCGGACCAATTTCTGTCAGCCAGCCCCGGGATTTCTTGGTTCAGATCCCTGCAGGTGCAAGTGTAAAGCTTCACCACAATGGTGCGACCATTGATACTGCTCCTTCTACTGCATCTGAGTTGGTTCTTGCACAAAATTGCTATATGGAGGCTATCGAGCAGATGATCTCTGTGGCTGGTTCTGGTCGCAACGACGAAACCTTCAGCATTCTTGCAAAGGTTATTCAGCGTTTTGCGGATTCGACTAATCCCGCTGTCAAGGCTCTTCTCCGTGATATTGAGTCAGCTGATCCTACTGAAGGCCAGATTGGTATGGCTGGTCGCTACTGGAGTCGCTGGGGTTCTCATTATGCCCGCTCCTATCTCCGCGCACAGAAGCTGCAGCGCCGTCTCAATTTCAAGGATCCTGGTTCTCTGATCTATGGTGGTGATGAGTCTTCCCTCTTTTCTCAGTTTGCCGAAACTGGAGAGCAGACTTTCATGACACTTGAGCCTCCTCTTCCGACAGGCCAGTCATATTCGAGTGGCCCTGCTCCTGCTCCTACTTCTGCACAGGTTTCAAACTATCTGCGCCAGCAGACACAGTCTGCATATAGTGGCGGTTGCTTTCAAGGTGATATGCTTGTTCGCCTTGCAGATGGAGAGCATAACTACCTCAAGTGCCTCCAGCCTGGTGATATGGTGTGGACTCCTAGCGGTCCTGCAGAGGTTATGGCTCTTGTCACGATTGGTCACGCTAAGGAGAAGAGTCTCATGATGAGCAAGGTTCAGAACTGTGTGCTGACGCCTTACCATCCTTATCTCAATGAGAAGAACCAGTGGACTACTGGTATGGATACAGTTGGTTCTGAGCCTGTGGACATTACAACAGTCTACAATCTTGTTCTGGATACTGGTCACATCATTGATGTTGGTGGTATTAAGGCATGCACTCTCGGCCACGGATTCAAGGGTCCTGTGATTGAGCATCCTTTCTTCGGAACGCAGGCTGTCATTGATGACTTGAAGAAGACGGCTGGATGGAAATCGGGGTATCCCACTTACCAGAACCTGGAGGTGCGGCGCGCAGCTGGCGTTATTGTGGAGTGGTTTGATGCTCCGTAAAAAGTAGGGTGGATGAATGCGCTTCCGAAACATCAAAAATATAAAAACATGTATGGACAAAATGAATTATTTTGGGGTTTAGGCATTGAAGAAGAGACTTATTTACAATTTAAAAAACCTATTTTTGTTGCTGCTCCTTTGATTCGTCAGAATCATGCAGAAGAAAGATACAGTGTAAATTATTATTCAAGTTTCAAACCAGGTTATCGGACATATTTTGAAACACAATTTCCAGATGCATCAGGCTGTATTCCAATGCCTTATTTCATAAATAGTCATGCTTTAAGCAAATGCGATACGAATGGATTTCATCAGACAACTTATGAGAAGAATCCAAAACCAAATCTTAAATTTTCTGGCAAAACTTTTTTTGAAGAACTCCAAGAATTTTGCCCCGACATATTTTTAAAAGAATATGAAGTTAATTTTATCTTTGATGGTGACTCTATCGAATTTATGACACTTGGATTTTATAAAACTAGAGCAAAGACAATTGTTAAAGAACTTATTACTTATAAAGCGCGTTTCTTGCAGAAGATAAATGAATTCTTGCTTGTAAAACGACGATATATGGATAAAGGTATGCTAGAATACCCACAGAAGAATCCCGGTTGGGCTGTCTTTTATACAAATCCAATGAATGTAGCTATGTTTAATTCTGGCACGTATCATATTAATATTACGATTCCTTCTCTGTTAGGAGCTAAAGTTGGTGATGAACCTCCTCCTCTTCTGCATCCTAAAATATTTGAACAACAACATAAGCAGGCAATTTTGTTATATCAATGGCTAGAACCTCTTTTAATTGCTGTCTATGGAACACCAGATCCATTTTCCAGCAGAAATCCAGAATTTAGTCACGCATCTCAACGGTGTGCCATGAGCCGCTATATAGGTATTGGAACATATGATGCTGCAGAAATGAAAGAAGGAAAGATTCTAACAATGGAAATTGATACAATAAAAGCTGCATCTTATCCTTATTGGTGGTATTTGCGATATCATGAAAAAAGTGCTTATAAGAAACTTGAAAAAATTGGATTAGACATAAATTTCAAGAAACACTATAATCATGGAATTGAATTGCGTTTTTTTGATTGGTTTGCTGAGGATCGTTTATTTGAAATTCTTGAATTTTTAATTAGTCTTGCAGATTGTGCTATTGAAAGATCTGAAGTGGATGATCCTTCTCTTTCAGAAACTTGGAATGATTTAGTTTTAGGTATAATGCAAGAAGGAAAATGGTTTCATCCTAACTCTAAAATGCTTGGATCTCTTGAAAAGGTTCTCGGAATTCAAATTACAGGTTTGGCAACTTTAGATATTTACGAAAATATTAGACTGCAGGTAGTTAAAAAGTATAGAGGAATCTGCTGCAAGGCGATGTTATAGAGGTTCCATCATAGAGTAATACTCATCTACACGACCTTTTCTGAGATAGCAGGGATCTAGCTGATCCATTGTCTTTTTATCTTCATTGCTTGTCATGATAATAATGACATTCTTGTAAAGAATAAGATCATCCATAAATGTATTATAGGTCATCTTATTGTGAATGAGTGTTGTGATATTCTTATGTTTCTGAATTATTCCTTCATCAACATGACGAATAAGAGTATTGATTTCTTCAAGAACAATAACTGTAGGAGTTTCATCTGAAGGCTCAGTATCCCGAAGCATTACATGAAGCGTGTCACCGGGATCAGTTGGATTAAATGAATGACAGAAAGTTCCATTGAGTCGCTTTGCTAGAAGGAGGCCAATAGTGCTTTTACCTGCGCCTGATACTCCATGAATGAAGAATACACCCCGTCGTTTCTCTTCATATTTCTTGCAGATATCATCTATAACACTTTGCTGGGATGGCATAGGTTCAAGACCCTGCACATCAAGACGAAGACGAGAATAGAAAAGATTAGTAAATCCTCCTTCCCGACCAAAGATCATAAGAGGCTGTCTTTCCTCTTCTTTTGCAACTGTTGCTTTGCCTTTTACAACAAATGCAGAGGAAATCTTTTCTGATTCAACTAGCTTTAGAAACGCATCTTTGGTTGTCAGAATATGAACTTCACCTGATCCACTATCTCTTGATCCTGAATATGTATAATATCCTGCACAGTTAAATCCAATAAATGTTCCAGATGGAAAGAAATTACCGTATTGAAATATAATTGTGGAACTGATTGTCGTCTTCTGCAAGACCTTGATTGCTGCACGAATGCGTTCCTCATCATTCTTAATTGTATAATAATTGATTCCAAATACCCTTAGAACAAAGAGAAATGGAACAATAATTGGAGTAAAGATTGATAGAATACCGATTCCTCCTGTCAAATATGAAATTGCTGCAAAGAAATTCATTCTCTTGATACTTGGATATGCAAAAAAATACTTCAATTTTATTACATGCTTTAATTACAATACTAGAATTAGACTTTCATCAACCATGTTAATGATTCTAGCAGTCTCCATAAAGTGCAGGCGGCCTGAAAGATCATAAAAGTTATGATAGATACTCTTTGTAGAATTCATATAATTAGTATACTGATTCTTTAGATCATCGAGTGATAGCGATTCAAGATACTGTCTGCGATGATTTAGTATAGTCAAACGATCTATAGGAGAAGTTAGAGGAAATAGATATGATGAAATAAGATATTCAGTTGCAAGAAACTGGGCAACTGCATTGCAAGTAGTATAGAGCATCAATGACTTATTATCTGGAAGTTCAACTGAAAGAAGAGACCGTTCTCGTTCCTCTAGGCGACGCTTTCTTGAAGGTGCAGGTGGAGCTGTAACTGCGGGCTGCTGGATCTGCCTCGGCGGTGTAGAAAATGTGTTTGTTTGAACTGCCTGAGCTGTTGTTAGTGGAGGCATATCATCCCATTCAGTATGTATGCGATGCCAATATAGGTCGCCCTGCCGGATGACTTCAATCGAATCGGGAATCTCATCTGGAATTAGATGAGCCATTGTTGGAAGAATATGCCCATCTTCAGTTACATGATACGGTGCATTCGGGTTTGAATTTGAGCGAAGGCTGGTTGACAGATTAAAGATTGGAATATTTACCTCATTTGGAGTGGATCGCAAACTCTGCATGTTAGAGAAGATCCATGTAGGAATGTTTACAGACCACGGTTTGCGGATAATATTTCCCCTTCCCGGAAAACGAATATAGTCAAATAAGATGATGTTATTCTGATAAAGAAATGAATGAAATCCTTGTTCAGTTACATTATTATTATTTACAGTGCGATACAATAGATTTTCATCAAGAGTTGAAGGTGGATTTCCTGCAAAGAAAATTCTGCCTGATGGAAACAAATTATTTGTAAAATTGGTAGGTTTTACTACAGTCTTGAATACAGATAGAAGGGAACTACTTGCAAAACTCCGTGTCTGATTACTAGATTCCGGAACCCAAATAAAGAGCGAATTTATTCCCATAATACAAAGCTTACATATTTACAAGAGGAAAGACATGGTTCAAATTTATATTGTTTATAAAGAATGTGCAAAGTTTAAAATTGAACAGTAAAAAAATAGATATAAATAGTATGCGTTTCTGTGAACTCTGTGATAATTATCTGTTTGTAACTACTGAAGGAGACAAACTGGTTTATAAATGCCGGAAAGATGGTATTACGATACCGGTTGATCCAAAATCAGCGGAAGAGGCGCTCATTCTTGAGACCCATTTTCGCACAGATTCCCAGAGTCAAAAGTCGAAACAGTCTTTTATGAATGAATTTACTCGTGCGGATCCTACAATGCCCCATCTTCATAATGTTAAATGCCCTAATACTGGCTGTGCATCAAATGGAGTAGAAGCTAAGCAAAAGGATATTATTTATGTCAAGACTGATGTAAAGAATCTATTATTTGAATATCAATGTCAAGTCTGCAATAAGCAGTGGAAGACTTGAGCTGAGTATTAGATATAAGAGTATAATATCTTTGAATGAATAGGGATTATGAGTGGGACTGGAGGAGCTGGTCTACTTGAATTAGTTGCTCGTGGAAAAAAAGATACATTTTTTTCTGGAAAACCCAAGATTAGTTTCTTTCATTCAGTTTATCGTAGAGCTTTACCCTGGTTACGAGAAACAAGAATTTTGCTGCCCCGAAATGAAGTGGATTTTGGTTCTTATGCTGATTTTTACCTAGAACCTGTTGGAGATTTAATACGAAATATCTGGTTACAAATTACTCTTCCAACTTGGTTACCTCCAGAAATTGCCGCAGTAAATGGAACATCACTTGTTCATGATCTTGCAGGAAATTCATGGGGTTATACCGATTCATGTGGATATTATTGTATTGATAAAATACAGCTTTTTCAAAATCAACTGATGATCTATGAAGATTATGGGGAAGCAATGTATTTACGAAGAAAGGCGCAGCTACCAATTGATACTGCAGCCGTTTATGATAGAATTAGTGGTAGCCTTCGTAATGAAGATACGTTTTCTTTAACCTTGCAGCGGAATGCCACACCCGGTCCCCTCCTAATTCGTTTACAGCTTCCTTGCGACACTCTTGCAACTGATTTTGGAATTCCAGTTGGTGCATTACAATCTTTCTCTATGAAAGTTCGTGTTTACTTACATCCTGTTTCTCGTATCATACAGAACTCGGCCGGATCTCTTTTACCCAATCCTTTTTCACAAACATTTACAATTCAATCAACTTCTGGGGGACCTGTAACTTCATTTCAGACAAAAGATAAGAAAGATTTTGGTAGGCCTCTTCTGCAAATGCGGGCAGAGTATGTATATATTGATGGGGAAGCACAACGACTGTTACGAGATAATGAATGGTATATTCCTATTCAGAAATGTGTTCGGAATGAATTTACATTAGAAGATTATTTTTTTAATTCAATTGGCGGATCACCCACATTGCGTAAAGATATTGATATTTATGGATCAGCACAGCGGCTTCGTATTGTCTTTCAAACAAGTGCCAACTTTCTAGCAGGTGATTGTGGTAATTATGTGCCTACCTCTAGTGCATGGTTTACATCTCTTACTTTACTCATACACGGATTTGATCGCCTTGGTGTTTATGATCCCACTGTTTTTGAAACAGTGACGCCTTATTGTCATAATACTGGTATCTATATTCCGTATGTATATCAACTTGATTTTGGATCGGATGATCTTGGAATTCCTGCAGGAACGTTAAATTTCACTGAGACTGAAAAACCTGAGTTGCAAATAACAATGGTTGATCAAACTGCTGATCCCAGAACAGAAACGAAAAAAACATATTTGCGTGTCTATGCTGATACATGGGATATTCTATTTATTGCATCGCAAATCATGAAGTTGCCTTTTGTCTAAAAGTCGTCATCGGGTCCCGGACCATAAGGAGGAGTATTTGTCTTCTCAATATCCTCTTGATCAAGGTTACGGGAATCAAAGTTCTGAGCATGAATAATACGCATACGAGTTACACTCTGAAACTTGTTTGTGGATTCATTATGATTCTTACGCTTAATGCGAATAATTTCATCATCGTCGTCTGAAAATCCGCCTTCAATTGGATCATCGTAGCTCATATCAATCCGATGGACTTGGGGCCTGAGTCGACGAATAACGGGAATTGGAATATCGGGCTGCTGCACCTGATTCTGAATCATAGTGCAGCGAATCTGCTCGTTCTGAATTCCCTTATTGGCGGCAGCCTTAAAATCGGGAATTGATCTGACCGTATGTATGATTATGTTTGAACTGGAACTGGAACTGGAATTAAGAGATGGAAAATCATCTTTGTTTTGGAAATTGATTGTAGGCTCTGCCTTCCTTGGAGGAGAAGGCTGGGAATACATTGTTGGAAGTCGTCGGCCTCCTCCTGCATAAACACCAACACGCCTGTTTGAAAATACACCTTGACTCAAAGAGGAATTAACAGGAGCAGATGATACCATATTCTGACCTCGGCGGGCACCAATTACATTCCAATCAGACATTCTTATTTAATTTCTGCTAACTTAAGTGTGCCTTTTGTTTCTTTTGGCAAGGGGGTCAAATTTTTTGATATTCTTACCCAAAATTGATTATCTTGTTTAGAGTGGTAAAAGGCAGAATGAACATCAATCGTATGAAATGGTATGGAAAAAGAGCACTTGAATCCGGAACGCACTAAGAAACTAAAAGTTGCTTGGCAAGCTCCGCCCGGTAATTCGGCTGCTCATTACTATATGACATTTCCTCATCTTGAGCCATTCTGGCTTCCGGATGATCATCATATTGTAAAGTATAATGAGGATTTATATCCGAAACATCGCGATTATAGGACTTTCAAGTCGGCACCTAAGAAAATGATGAGAAGCAGGCTGATTATTATCGGCGCTTGGAGGCTTGGAAAATCAATGGAACTCCTATGCAGAGTTCTTTTCCTCTAACACACGTAGTTTTAGTACTGCGTCTTCGTATTTTTTCGCACACTTGGCAACCTCTTTTACAGCTTTTATCCTTCCCTTCATATCCGAAATAATACCATTTCTATCAAATGTTTGCTCCATTTTGATTGCTAAATTCCAGCGTTTGCTTAAATCTGTAACAAGTTTTTTCTGCTCTTTTATTTTTTGGGGAAGAGGCACATGCATTTATTTAGTGGGGCGATTTAAAAACCTCCGCGCAAACGAAGAACAAGGTGGAGCGTGGACTCTTTCTGAATGTTGTAATCACTTAATGTGCGCCCATCTTCTAGCTGCTTTCCAGCAAAAATGAGTCGCTGTTGGTCAGGTGGAATTCCTTCCTTATCTTGAATCTTCTGCTTCACATTTTCAATGCTGTCGGAAGGCTCGACATCCAGCGTGATCGTCTTACCCGTTAATGTCTTAACAAAAATCTGCATTGGTATTATATTCTGTATACAGATTTTTATTTTAAGTGTTGATTTAGAAATGGAAACCCTCCTCCTCAACAGGTAGCGTTCCAAGAATCTTGTTCACCTTAGTTTTCTTATTTGCAATATAAAGGCACCACTCATCCCAAGACAAATGGTCATTGTCTCGGATATCACACCACTCTAGCATCTCCTCAAAATGCGTAATCTTCTTATTAAGATCATCTACCTCTTCCTCATCTTCAATAGTCCATGCCGCCTTCTTTGCATAATATCCTCTGCGTATGCAGGCACGCTCCAGCATATGCCGCCAATACTGCGCAGGAAGATTACTATCCATTTCGAATGATTCTTTACTTTGATTCTTTGGCTCTGCTTTTATTTGTGGCGCTTGACCCTTCAATTTTTTGCAGTGCAAAAAATAAGACAATTTTAAACGGAAAAAAAGAAATAAGATAATTCTTTCGGATAGTAAAAATATTCCTATATATAAATGCTTTGCTGCTGGAAAAAGAAGACTGAGGTAGAAAAGTTATCAAAGCCTCTTCTAACAGATTCAAAATCTGTCACAGGAGAACCTAAAAATCTAGCAGAAAGAAGACCTACCGGATTTGAACCTGCCAGATTAGAAGAAAAGCATATTAAATCTGAACCGATTCCCGTTGAAATGAAACCTATTTCCTTGCCTTCTCCTGCAAAAGTTGAATTACCTTATGCTTCACCAACTCCTTTACCTGCACCCATATATATAAAGTCTGAACTACCTTCTGTTGAACCTAAGCCTGCTCCTACAACTATTGAAGTAAAGCCTGATCTTGTTGAAGTAAAACTAACGCCATCGCAAGATCCAATTGAAATTGTGAATACCAATAAAAAAAAGAATTTAAAATCAAACAAGCGCATATAACTTACGATGAGCACATAACACACTCAGTCTCTTCCTTCTTTGCAATCTGCTGAACAGGCTCCACTGTAAACTGCTGTGCCTTAACAGCAGACTTTGTCCTCAGATAGTAAATTCCTGTCTTAAGGCCGCGCTGCCAAGCATATACGTGCATGCTTGTTAGCTTTCGGAAATCGGGATCCGGGACATACAGATTTAGAGACTGGCTCTGGCAGACATAGACGCCCCTATCTGCCGCCATATCAATCAATGTCTTCTGCTTCATATCCCAAACAGTCTTGTAGAGGGTCTGTAAATCTTTAGGAATATCTGCTAGACCCTGCACAGAACCATTGTTTGCAATGATCTTATTCTTAATCTCATTGCTCCACAAACCTCTTGCAAGAAGTTCGTTAATTAGATACTTGTTTACAAGAATGAATTCACCTGCTAGAGTTCTGCGGGTATAAATAGTGCTTGTAAAAGGTTCAATACACTCATTATAACCCAGAATCTGACTCGTAGATGCTGTCGGCATCGGGGCTACGAGCAGTGAATTACGAAGGCCAAATATAACAACGCTCTTCTTTAATGCAGTCCAGTCAAGATCGGGATGCTCAATGGGTTCTGTATTCCACAAATCAAATTGTAGCTGACCAAGAGAAGCCGGCGATCCCTTGAATGAAGAATATGATCCTTCATCCTTTGCCAGCTCGACTGACTGTTCAACTGCAGCATAATACATATGACCAAAGATCTGCTTATTGAGTGCAAATGCCTCAGCGCTTTCCCATGGCAGATGGAGAAGAGCAAATACATCTGCTAGACCCTGCACACCTAGACCTACCGGACGGTGACGCATATTTGACTTCAAGGTTTCCGGAGTTGGATAGAAGTTTACATCAATGACACGGTTAAGATTTGCAACTGCTAGACGAACAATCCGACGGAATTCAGTAAAGTCAAACTTACCTTCCTTGATAAAGGCTGGAAGTGCCATAGAGGCCAAGTTACAAACAGCTGTCTCATCCGGTGCCGAATATTCAATGATCTCCGAGCAGAGATTGGATGACTTGATTACACCCACATTCTTCTGGTTACTCTTCCTGTTTGCGGCATCCTTGTAGACCAAATAAGGAGTTCCAGTCTCAATCTGCGAATCAAGAATGTCAAACCACAACTTCTGAGCCTTTACTGTCCTACGACCACGTCCTTCGCGCTCATACTGCTCATAAAGTGCAACAAACTCTTCGCCATAGCAATCTGCCAGGCCGGGAGCCTCCGCCGGGCAAAAGAGGGTCCAATCACCATTATCAACAACACGCTTCATAAAGAGGTCAGGAATCCATAGAGCATAGAAGAGATCACGCGCCTTCTCATCTTCAGCTCCAGTATTTGTCTTCATTCGAATAAAATCAGCAATATCCGCATGCCAAGGCTCAAGATAGATTGCAAATGAGCCATTGCGCTTTCCACCACCCTGATCAACATAGCAGGCAGTATTATTAAAGACTCGAAGCATTGGAACAATTCCGTTACTAACACCATTCGTGCCATGGATAATTGATCCCTTTGCTCGAACATTATGAATATGAAGACCAATTCCTCCACTGTGCTTGCTAATCGTCGCACAATCTTTCAGAGTCTCGTAGATTCCAGAAATAGAATCTTCCTTCATAGCCAAGAGGAAACAAGAGCTTAGCTGCGGCTTAGGTGTGCAACTATTGAAAAGTGTCGGTGTTGCATGAGTATACAGCTTCTGGCTCATAGCATCATACGTTTCAAATGCTTGGTCTAGATTTGAAGCCCATAGCTCTAAAGCGGTGCGCATCCACATGTGCTGCGGTCTTTCTAGCACCTTCCTCTTCTCATCTCGTAGAAGATATGACTTTTCAAGGGTCTTAAAACCGAAATAGTCGAATAGATAGTCGCGATTGTAGTCCAAACGAGATTCAATCTGCTGACCATGGGTCTTCATTAGCTGGACAAGCTTATCTGATACAGCAGGCTGCAATTCGCCCTTCTTATTCTTAACTGCCGCAAGAAGATTAACGACTTCAGAAAATGTTTCCGGGGTGCTCTTATGGTGATTGCTGACTGCAATTCTAGATGCAAGAGTCCCATAATCAGGATGTTCAGTAATATAAGAAACTGCTGTTGTGCAAGTCAGTTCATCCAATTCACTTGTCTTGATACCGTCAATGATAGAAGCAAGCACCTTCTGTGAAATCATTGTAAAATTCACATTCAATCCTTCTCCGGCTGCACGAATACGAGCAGTTACCTTGTCAAAACTGACATCTTCCTTTTCACCATTTCTCTTGACAACCTGCATATCTATGTTATTGCTCATTCCTTTGTTAACCTAAGAACGCATCAATAACGTTTCAAATTTATTGTTTACATAGGATAGAATGTATGCTATATTTTTACTTATTTTAATCCTTTTATTAGGACTTAATGTAATGACAGCTGTGAAAAATGGATACTTAACTTCTTTACCTGTTGTGACACAGCCCATTTTGAAAACTGAATCATTTTCTGACTGTAAACAAGCAGATAAAGATTATAGACTTCTAGCAGATGTCCTTCCTACGACAGATCCTAGAAGCGTCATTGTGACGGAAAATAACTCATATACATGCAGACTTTTAGATGATAGTGTTTCTTTGCAGGGATCTGCCGATTATTCGCAAAGAACTAATAATTATAAGCGCGTTTATCCTGATAGTTGCACAAGTCCCTGGCATGAATTAACGCTTAATTTTTATGATATAAATTCAAAAAAACCAATGCAATCTGAATCACCTAAATGCTAATCTTCACTGAAAAGCCAGTTTGACTTTTTAGATGTCCACTCTTCATATCGCGGATCAAACTCAGACCAAAACTTTTCATATGCTGGAAATCCAATTTCACTCCACCAGAAAGTATTTCGGTGAACTGTCTTCCAATGACTATTCTCCAAAATCCAATATGTCTTTTCAATTAACTCATCTTCTTCTTGCAGGGTCGGGGTCCATCGTGTAAGATTACTTGAATAGGCTGAATCAAATGGCCCATATTCATATCGTAGAGTGCTTCCATTCAGAATAACTGCTAGAACCCCACACCAGCCAGTTGTTTCTTCTGGAAGATCTTTATATTGTTTAAATTTCATCTCTACAAATTCTACAATTGGACAATTTAACACCTCCATTTGAATTTGCATTTGGCAGTAATAATCGTGCGGAATTTCATCTTCTACAGGAATTCGTGTTATAGGACATTTAATTTCTATTAGATGTCCCTTGAATTTACCTTCAGTAATTAGGCCGTCAGGACTTGCTGCTAAATTCTTATGAGTTTCATGCACGATTCTTCCTACATTATCAAGTATTTCTGCACCTTCAAAGAACATTTTACTTGCTAGAAGCCTAGCGACTGGCTCAAAACGATGCCCCCAAACTGTTGCCGGTAGAGAAAGATTTTCGTTTGAGACTCCTACAGGTGTTGAATCTCCTGTAGGTGATGATACTTCACCAATAAAGACACCCGAATCAGTCTTTTTTTCAAATTTCCTTATAAATACATTTTTTCTTACTGCAGATTCTGCGCCTCCTAAAATGTATGCAAATTCACTTGCAGTAAGAAGTCTTGATTTTTCGGCATGCCATTGCTGCGTATGCTGTTCTGTTTGATTTTTAGATTTTACTGTTGTAATAAACTTTATTGCTTCTTTTTCTGAGAATCGTCTAGCCTTTTTCTCAGCCCATTCAATCGTTGTTAGCAATAAGGTATCTAATATTTCTCTTTCTTTGATTAAAATTTCCTCTTCTTTTTCAATATGCTCATTGATTTGCATCCACTCATCCCAGATTCCATCTCTAACATATTCCAATTCCCATTTATCCAAGGGGAAAATACGATCTGAAAGTTTATACCACTCAACTAACCACTGACTTATATTGGTATACATTTCTACTTCTACTCTTCCGTTTTTGTTTCTGGTGTCTTGGCATCCACTTCTACTCTGCTCCTCCTCTTTGTTGCCCTCTGTATTTCTATTTTGAATGTTCGTCCTGATTCAGTATGCGATACAATTAACCCTTTTATGTCTTCAATTTTACAGCTTTCAGTATTATAATTAATTACAATTCGTGTCTTTAACAGTCCTCTTTCTAAACCATTTAATAGTGTCTGTGTTAAGGATGCTTTTTCTTGATCATTCAAACCGGGATATTCATTTGCATACAGACGAATACGATCAATCTTCAATGCTCTATCAAGCTTTATCCAAGGCTTCTTAAGAGTATTCTTATTTTCAGAAGCAAAAAAGAGATCCATACCCTTTTCCACATTTTGCAAGAAATCTAGAGGATTTGATAATTGAATTAATGGTTGGGCTTGCGTTTGCGGAGGGCCAGCTGGTTGAACTGGTGTTGCACCTAATGTATTTATAATAGTCTTAGTTCGTTTTACTGTCTTCGCCCTTTGCATCCTAAGTAAGTATAGCTCCCTCCTTTTAAATCACACGGTCAGATAGTTCTAGTGCTCTTTGTAATAATTTTTTTGTCTGATCGTCAACTTCACAATTATCATTCCACCCAAAAGGATCCTGTAGCGAATTCATTTTTTTATTATATAATAATGTTATTACATTCCCTGATACAGGAACTGTTAACTCTGCAAACATCTTAGGCATTTTCTTATCCGTTTTCCATTGTATCTTATATAAATTCCATTCACCGCGGGAAAATAATTCTTTCCCTGCAGATTTTGCTGAAAATGGAATTATATGAAAAGTAAAAAGACTCATAAATCTAAAAGGTTCGGTTGCTTTATGCGTTGATATTTACAGTATATTTAATATACATTTAATAGAAGTATGAATAGGCCTACTGCTACATTTCATGGAATGAATCCCCAACAAAGAGACACAAAACTATCAATGCTTCGAATGGATCCACGAGGACCACGACCTGTATTTGATCCAACATTAGTCGGAAGGCCGGAGGGAAACGCATTTAGAAAAGAGGAAAAGAATCCTGCAACAGATTTTGTTGGAACTGAGGTGCCTCAAAATGGTGTGCGAATTCGTATAGAACCTAATATCCGTGATGCAATGAATGCTCGAATGCTAGAAGGTTCCCAATTTACTGCTGCTAGAAATATAACTCCATCAGATGGACCGATTGTTCAGGATATGAATCCTATAAGTTCACGTAGAACTGTTGCTAGTTATAAACAAGCTATGGAATTCTTTCCAGATGTTGAACCTGTTATTAAGTCTGGAGGTGTTGTTCCGCAAACTGCTCCTATGCAGGCTCCTCCTCGTTTTATGGATAATCCTTATTTGCAGCGTCAAGATGCTGTTGGAGAACCGCGACAGATTATAAGGGAACTTAAATCAGCTGTAACTGAAGATAACCGTGAATTGTATCTAAATAATTCGCAAAAGTTAGCGAATCGGAATTTTTCTCATTTTTGGATTCCTCAACAGGATGAGGAAGTTCTTAAAAATGCAAATCTTCAAGCATACGAATTATTAAAACCCAAACTTGACGATTTTTCAAATGATTATCGGAAATTTAATTCTAAAAAATAAACTAATCAAAACTAACGATAACATTTACTTCATGCTGATTAACTATTTTCATGGCTGAGCGCGATAATTCTGTGCGCTGTCGTCTTCCTGAAAGTAGCTTTTTACTTTCCTTTGAATAATGCTCTTTTATGCTATTATTCATATCTTCTTCGATATCTTTTCTATTTTCTTCGATAAAATCTATAATTTTCTTCTCAATAAACCAACGAAAAAAATTAAGTTGACCAACAGTTGTCATAATAGGTGCTTGATTTATTGCCTCAAACATAATGCGTTCTCTTCTGCAAAAAGGGTCAAAGAGTTTCTTTGAATATGCTTTTAGTTCTCTTTTATAATTAAAATGAACTAAGAATTGCTTTGTTCCAAGAATATAGGATGTATTATTCTTCTTTGCATAGTTTGTGATAAACCAATCAACTAGACGTAAACTTATTGGTGATTCTCCTTTTAGAATCGGCGTTACTCTTTCCAGATTACCGGACTGATTATAAAACGTCTGCAAATTCTGAACAATAAAATCTTGGCGGCACTGAACACGGGCTTTTTGGGTTGTGGAGCGCGGATCAATTTGGCTTTCTTGCATTATAATCTATTTCCATGTGAAGAGTTTAAGTTAGAAATTTTTTAACGCGGTGAATTAGAGATGGCAAGTGCAAGTCCAGATCCAAGTCCAGATCCAAGTCCGAGACGTCGAGGTCGTAGTGCAGGTCCTCCAGTAGCGCTTCCAGCGCCTAAACCTCTAACGCCCGCTGAACTTGCACAGAAAGGTATTGATGATATTATAAAATATGTAGCAGAAGATCCTGTCTCAATTGAGTATGAAGATATTGTTAGACAAAAAGGAGACAGGCCGGCGCCTGTTGTTGGAAAACCAATGGTCGAATTGACAGAAATATTTCGTGAAATGTCAACAAATCCTGATCTACAAACACAAAAAGACAAATCGAAGCTTCAATTTGATAGGCTGCAAGATAAATTTAAATACGTTGAAAATGGTGAACCTGTTGATAGACCTGTTAGAAATCAAAAATATGTTTCTTGCAGAGAAGATTATGAAGTTGCATTATATCCCGTTTGCAAAAAACTTCAAGCTGCTTTAACAATTAGTTTAAAAGATCTTCGTGATACACAAACAGCTAAAATCAAGGCAGCAAATCCAATTAAAGACCCTGCTGCCCTAAGAAAGATTGATGATAAAGTTGGGGAAAGTGGTCTTGTTACTAATTCACAGATCTTTGGATCTGGAAGGGATCGGGGTTCTAGGTTTCAAATTCTTCCGGATTAATATTCTATAAAGTAGATGAGTGAAAACGTAAATGAAGAAAACGTAAATGAAGAAAACGTAAATGAAGAAAATGGAAACAATTCACAAAATATAACAAAAAAAATCATTAATTTATCAAGAAATTTAGGCTTAGGAAAAAATGGTCAAGATGGAAGTTTTAAATTTATGGATGGTTTTACTCAACAAAATGCAACTGATCTTTATTATGCAATAACAGGCCGCAAAACTCCTATTCAGTCAGCTCCTGGGAAAACAAGAAAAACAAATTTAGAATATTTTTTGCTACGTCTCTATTTGAAATCACTACGAGCAGAAAATATAAAACTAATTGAATCAAATTCTTCTTTAGGTTATCGTTCTGGCATTGTAAAAGTAGTTAAACAATTAATAAAAGAAGATGAAGAAGATGAAGAAGAAGCGAAAAGAATTATAAATGAATTATTAGACCTTGTTCAATTTAATCAGATAGAAAAGATTGTTTTTAAGAATCAAGCATTTCCTAATAAAGCTAATGTATAGTTTTTGTTGTTAAATAAATAATTGATACAAATAGGTATGAATTATTTATTGAAGTCTAAATATGCATTATATAGCGCAGTTATTTTCTTTCTCTTTGCAAATCCGTATACTTACACTTTAACACAAGGATTTTTTGGTCCATTATTCACAATTGCAAATGGTGATTGCCCAACAACATATGGTATCTTTTTTCACACATTCTTATTTTTCTTAGCAATGTTTGGTCTTATGACAGTTCCATCATTAGCTGCTGGTCAGTAACTCTTTCTTCATAATATCTGCTGCAATTTGTAGTAGTTGTTTCGCTGTAGTCGCAAATGAATATTTTTCATGCACAAATTTTGTAGGATTGTATGTATTTATTTTTTTAAGAAATTCTGGAAAATCTTCACGCCATTTTTCTTCAGTTGATTTCATACCACAATCTGTATCAGACCATGAACAAATACTCGTAACACTTCCTGACATCATAATGTTATTTCTTACATAGCTTTTCTTATCTATGCAAAAAATAGGACAATTGCAGGCCATTATTTCTAACGCAGCCAAACCTTGTGTTTCTTCATTGTCTAGCATAATACAAAATTTACTTTTCTGAGCCATATCACGTAACATATCCTGCTTGTAAAAATGATAGCAGATTAATCCTCCTTTTAATCCATAATAGTTTTGAAATAGATACGCCCAAACACTTTCCAATTGATCTGATTTTTGTGATTTATAATAAATAAAAAAATCATTCTGTTTTCTTTCTTTTAATGGTTGAAAATAAGATGTATCTACACCAGATTCCCATATATAAATATTTTTTGTATTTTCGATAAAAGACTTTTTTAAAGGAAAATATTGCTCCAACCAATCAATTACCCAAGTAGAATTGAATATATAATTTTTCCTGTGCTTCCATAATATATTTTCTTCGGGATTGGTATGCACATCAATTGCAAATGGATTTGGGCCAAATATTGTATTCTTTGGATACAATCTAGGATCCATTCCTGTATGAAATCCAATATTAATATCACCTTCATCATTTAATATAATTAATGAATTTGGTAGAACTTGTTTTAAACCTATTAATAATCCAATTAAAACTACTGCTGGTCCTCCTGCAGCAAAATGATTCGTATTTACCCAAATACCTATCCTCATTAATATTTACTTTTTAATAATCAATTATATTTTACGCGTTATAGCATAATTTCTTCATAAAGCGGCTTGAGTTCAGTATCCCAGACTAACTGGTGTGCATCCTTCTTAGCTTGTTGGCCATGTGCTTCTCTTAATGATGAATCTAGCAGATACTTTTCAATACTTAGACAATATTCATGCGGATCAACAGCATAGGCTGATCCACCAAGTGCACCGAATCCAATCGGAATATAATACTTTACATTTGCAGGCACTAAAACGCTATTACTTGCACTGCAAAACTCATTTAATCCAGGTAGATCTGGCACTACTTGGGGGATTCCAACACCCATCTGTTCAAGCTGGCAGAGACCGAATCCTTCACCCTCGGAAGTTGTTACACCGATATCAGCGGCATTATAAAGATTATTAATCTCTGTATCAGGAAGCGCCATATCGGCATTGCTTACCATTAGACGAGTTGCATACATATCAATAGAAACATTCTTCTCCCGCAGTTCATTGATATAGATCTCAAAGAGGGCATGACCACCCTTTTCACCCTTGTCGCAGACGCAGAGAAGGAAAATTGGCTTTGTCGGATACTTTGTAATGAGTTCAACAAAAGATATGATTAGTAAATCATAACGCTTGCGCGGAGAATTACGATTTAGATTTAGCATTAGGAAACCATTTGCAGGAATTCCCAGATTTTGGCGAACCTTCTGTCTGTCGACTTCCTTGAAGAGATCCGGTGAATATCCATGACGAAGAACGCGGACACGCGGCTTAGGTGCATCACCTAGTAACTGCTTCTCGAGAATTGTCTTCCACTTATCTGTGAATGCAAATACAACCGATGCTTCTCTGCGGATAATATCCAAAAACATAGGGCGTTGAACCTGATATACCTGATCCAAATAGATAATTAGCTTGTAACGACGTCTTTCATCCGCATTTAGCTGCTTGGACATTTCCTCTAAGAACTTGCAGATAACAAGCGCATCGTTATAAATTATAACTACATCGGGTTGAACCTGCTTGATTACTTCCGGAAGACGCTTATAGCCAAAACCTTGGTCAACAGGCTGCTCCATAGCCTGCGCGTCATAACTTACAACATTTGACGGATACGGGCGATAATCTTGAATATTTGTCTTGGCACGCTGAAAACCATAATGATGGACTTCAACATCCGTCTTCTTTGCAAGAAACTTGACCATGTTCCAAGTTACCTTGCTGTAACCCGTAAACTGCTGGATATGCGTTCCAACAAGCAAAACCTTCTTCTTGCGGTTCTGGCTCTGAATCATCATTTGCGACTCAACAGACTTCAGAACATCAGCTGAAATAGGACCATTTTGCGCTTGCAGAGAAGAAAGCAAGGCTATAAGATTTGAATTCATATAAATATTATAAGTTTCTTGGGTTTAAATACCGTGTGGATTTAAATAAAAAACACTAAATACTACTAGGTAAGATGCTTAAGAAGAAAACTATCTCAAAGAAATTAAAAGAGGAAATTTGGATACGGCATTTTGGAGAAATCTTTTCTGCAAAATGTCCTATTAGCTGGTGTTCTCATAAAATTACTGTTTTTTGTTTCGAAGCGGGTCATAATATTCCAGAATCAAAAGGTGGCAGAACTGCAATTGATAATTTAATTCCTATTTGCGGAGAATGTAATCGTGCTATGGGTGATCGGTATACAATTGATGAATTTAGTGCTCTTCATAAAGCATCAACATCATCTCCTATACCACGCACTTTCTTGCAGAGATTGTGTTGTTTTATGAGGCCACCTACCATTCCACAAAATGTAAGGGTTAAAAGAAATGTTAAAAGAACAAGTAAACATTTTTCTATTCGGAATTTGCTTTATAGATGAATTGTTTTAACATCCTGTTCATTAACCTTAGCTATACACATATTTTCTATATCATTTAATTTTGTTAGTATATTTGATGTAATTCGCAGCTTCTGATTCATCCAATATTTTGTTAAATTATCCTGTAATTGATCTAATACACTCTTGTTCGAGTATATTTGATTTATTGTGTTCAAGGCAGCAGGCCAGTCTTTCACCATTAAAATAACACCACTTCCAATTAATGTTTCATATACTTGATGCTCATTTGTATCAGATGTTATACAGATAGGAATACAACCCGATTCTAATGCTTCATATATACGATATGTCTCATAATTAACACCCTTAGGGCAAGGAATAAATACTGTGTCATTTAATGTATCCATATATTCTTTAGCTTCCTCTGCAGTTGGTGCTTTCCACGTCTTGAGAAGTTTCATTGAGTTTGGTTCAATTCTCGATAGATTTTGTAACATCTCAACACGGCCTGATTTATCAATTGAACCCGCAAAACTCCACACATATTTCCGCTCATTCATTTTCTTAAAATGACCCTTTAAACTTCTATTATTAACATATCCTAGCGGAATTGTAATTATTTTCTTTGTTGTCTTTATTTCACGGACATAATTTCTTAGAATCAATTCTACTGCAGGATGCTCATAAATTTCTAAATTATCATTCAGGAATTCATCGCTAATATGAACTAATACTGCTTTCTTATTTTCAGAATGAAGCGAATTCAGTTTTTCTAGAATTATATCTTTCGTTCTTTCCCACTTCTGAATCATTAAAAAATGAATTGCATGATTTCCAATATACTCATTGCCATATGCAATAAATTCAATTGGTCTACTTATGATTTCTTCTAACCATTCTTTTTCAAGACAAGTATTATTATGATTTGGAATAAAATACCATAAAGGAATACCATTCTTAATAAAAGAGGCATTTGGTATGGAAGATATTCCGGGCGCTCCCCCAATAATGTCATTTGAAATTTTATTGAGTAGTTCTTCAAGACATGCTTGAATTATTTGATTTGTAGATTTATTTTTAAGAGTAGTTAGACAATTTTTCAGCTCTTCCTTTTGTATAGTTGAATATTTTACTGATTGACTTGTTAATATTTGTAATATAACTCTAAACCAATTATTATTAGATTCATTCGATTCGCACTTATTGTATATGTTCTCTAAAAAAGATTGACTTAGATTTAAAAATTCTTGCAGCTTGCCTTGAGCCAGCATTAAAAGAATTGTATTTGCTTGAATATTTGAGTCATCCATTATTAAGTCATGTACTCCAGATTCCTTTATGTTTTCCTCAACATTCGGGTCAAAGTGTTCATTATTATTCCATAAATCAGAGTCAAAATTGTCTTTTCTGTCAAAATTGTTAAATTCTGATTTTTGATATCTAGGATCAAGGTCTTGGAAACAGCCTGCGACAATTGGTCTCATAAAATAAATATTTAACTCTTCCATGTGATTTACAATCATATGATCTCCACTTGTAAAAATTCCTTTCTCTTCAATAATCTTTTGCAGCTTTTTTGCACCTCTAGCAAAAAGAATATAGGAGTAGTTGCAAGAATGAAAATATCTGCGTTTTTGACCCGGTTGGAATAGATCATTTTCCTTAATTCTTACAAAAAATTGGTTTACAGATTCAATCACTGTTGCAAATACATCTTTATTTGGCGGTAAAATACCTCCTAAATAGATAACATCTGCATCATCTGGAATCATGGTAGATGCTTGTTTCCATATATCTATCCATTGCGGATGAAATCGAACATCATCTTCTAAAATTAAATACGAATATGCAAGATCACTGTAAGAAGATAATTGTTTCCACAATGTATTATGACTTATAGCGCATCCTACAACAGCTTTTTTCCATTTGAAATCATTATTTCTGAAAAGATGCTTTATTTCAGGTGTTAATTGCAGAGTTAGTCCATTACACGCAGGATGGCGCTTAACTCTATTTGCCATATAGTGATGGAATTCTTTGAAAGACTTATATCTATCTTCACGACGATCCAAATTAATAACGTAGGCTTCATTTATTGATTGTGTAAATTCTTTCTTAGGAATTATCATTTTTGGTCTAGGACTATTATCAACCAATACCTTACCTCTATGAAGATAGAAAGGAACTTTCAGATCAACGGCTTCGTTGTAATCATGAGCTACATATTGTTGGAATTGTTTACGGGGAAAATTATTTCTAAAACTTAAGACACTTAAGATTGACTGATCATGACGATGACCATAATATCCTTCAACCATATGATCTATCCATTTATCACCTACAATTATTTCTTTGATTTTTGTGTATAAATATGCAATTTTATAATAATTAACTACTTTTTGGTTATTAATATTCCATGCAGAAAATCCAGCAGAAATCTGTCTTGAATCTAACTCTTGTGTTGAGCATGTCATAAGCTGTTTGAATACTTTATGGCAAAAGTTGTTATTTGTGCAAAGAGGATTGTCAATTTCTAGAAGAAAAACTCCATCATCTTCAACACTTTTAATAATATCTTGTATTGGTGTCATAACTAGAATACCTATATCTAAATACATACCTGAATTTCCTTTTTCAATTTCATTATTAATTATCCAGAGTTTCCACGCAAAATGCGCAGTATTCCAATAATCAGGCCAAAAAGTTAGCTTCTCATCTGATTCGGGAAAAGGTTCTACTTGCATTTTAGGATATGTCTTTAGTAAATCTTGTATTTTATCCGTTGTTAAGTCTGACCAATAATAGACTTTAAGGTTTTCTTCTTTTATTCCATTTTGAAGAAGACCATCGGCCCAAATATAGATACCAGTAAAATATAAATTATTTACAGCACTTATAAATTTAAAATTGTTTTCTAGTGTAGTTTTTTTCTCAACTTGAGCTTGGACTGGAGGAAGAGGCTGAGCTTGGACTGGAGGAAGAGGCTGAGCTTGGACTGGAGGAGGAGGCTGAGTTTGGACTGGAGGAGGAGGAGACAGAGACACATTAACAATATCAACAATAGTCTTTGCCAACCGATTCATTTGCTTTCTTGCATATTCTTCCGACTTAGGCGGAAGTGCAGGAACTGCAAACATTTGTAGCCATTTTGCAACATCTTCATCAACTGATTTTATTTCAGAACGAATTTGGTCCCATGATTTACCATGTGTATTTATACCTCCAGCAGGATCAAAATCACGACTTAGGTCCGGATCTCCCCAGTAGATAGGAATGCATCCTGCAGCCTTTGCATGAAAATATTTTTCTGTAATATATCCGGGATTTTGTTCATTTTCAAATGTTATACTGAATTTATAGCTTTGCAAGAAAGTATGTTTAATTAATTCACCACCTCCACCACCAAGTCCACCTTCCAACTTATGACCCATATTATTTTGATATGCACCAGCGGAATCAACATTCTTGTATTTGGAAATTTCTGGTAATGCAACATTTCTATATTCATTTTTAGGATTGCTAACAATATAAGAACAGAATTTATCCTTCTTTGCAATAAAACTTAATGAAGGTTTACAGCATGTTTCATATGGAATCGGTTTAGGATTCTGAATCTTGTTCGGATCTGCACCAAACCAATCGACTTCAAGAATCCATAGAGGAATACGGAGTGTTTTCTCATTCAATTCGGGATGATGACCCACACTCATAATTAGATCTGGTCCACCAATATGAGGAGAATTTTCACCACTGAAAAAAAGTTTGGGCGTATTTGAATATTTTCTAAAATTATCACCAAACGGACCAAAAATAACAAGCTGAGGAGACAAAGGATCAATAATTAATTCAATACCAAGATTTTCCCTCTTAATATAATCCTCAACGAGTAATGTAAAAAAATTATAATTGGGATTGAATTCAGCCCACATGTCTGAAAATGTAATTCGTAGCGTTTTACCCGTTGAAATTTGTTTGAGAAGAGGTAAGTTGTTAGAAAGTGCTTGTCTAAAAAAATTCATATGCTTATCACTTTTATAATCATATGCTGTCAAACAGAAAAGCTTTCTTAAACTTTGCGATTCTGTGGAAAAAAAATTACTATTTGTTATTAAATCATTAATAAGTTCATCGTATCTAACTTTTGCAGAATCAATCTCATTGAAAAAATAATAGTATCCACCAGATTTCTTTAACCCCTTCTCAACGATTTCAGAGTTATGGATCATAGGAATATCTAACCACAATGCATCTAGCAGAAGATGTTTCATTGACTTCCATCTTTGATGCGTAATTAAAACACTCTTAAACTTTCTTAACTCCGGAATCGGTATGCGGCCTACAAAATTTCCAGAAACATCCGTTTTAGGAAATAGATTTGATAATATATTGTTTTTAAAATATGCGTTTTTCTTGAGGGTTTCACCATTTGAAACAATCCAATCAACCTTTGCTGCATCATTAATCTCTGCAATGATGCATAAGGGAATGATGCAATTACTCGTATTTGTATTATTGCTTTCTAGCACACAACAATGAATAGTTTTATTATTATTTTGATTCCACTTCTGCAAGCTGTTTTTCTTGCAGTATAGATCTAGTGTTTCATGTTCCCAAATCCAAGGAACAAATCTGACAGGTAGATTATAGATTCTTTCAATATAAATCCGATTATCGTCTGAATAACACTCAGGAATCCACACTTCAGCAATATTTTTCATTTTTCGGATAAAATTACTGTAAAAATAAACGACACCTTCCATATCATTAAAAAGTGGTTGAGTATGAAACCACATAATGCACTTTTTGGATATCTTTTGCCTTATTATATCGGGTGTGTAAAATGAAATTTCAAATAAGATATCGAATTGTTTCGATGTTGAAAGAAAAGCATCAATTGACATAAGTGTAATTTTCTTTTCTGCAAGTAACTCTTTTATTTCAACAAACTGGTTAGGGTTTCCTGTCGGTGAAAGAAAAGAAACAGTATGTCCATTTTCACAACACCAAAATGCAAAAGAAAGAGCAGTTCTGTTACTTCCTTTTGCAAATACGCTATCTGTGTCTAACACATTGAATCCAATCAACATCCTAATAATAGAAAGTAGGAATCGTTTAAACTTTTTACGCGCTCGTTTTAAGTGGAACGGCGTCATTTATTAGTTTGAGCCAGGCTTGCTGATTTTCCGAATTATAGGGTGAAAATCTCCATGTTAATTCTTGTGCCTGTGATTTATAGATTTCTTTCCGGATAACATGATTTGTAAAAATATCTTCTATTGCGGCGACTGCTGAATCTAGATTGTTATTTTCGTAATAATAGCCATAATCTTTAAAACATGAAAAATTATGAACAACTGGAAATCCCATATACATATGTTCCAAAAAACTGTAGTTATATTCGTTATTTACCGTATACTGAATAATTATATTGTTATTAAGATGTTTTGAAACTGTTATAACATCAGCTCTTGGCAATAGATGGAGTTTTCCTGCTTTGAATAATTCAAGGTCTGGAAGAATATTTTGAGAAAAAAAAGGATTATTCTTTAATTTATCTCCGTTTATCACAACACAGTCTTGCACTAAATGCGGGGATTTCTTAAAAAGAGCCTCAATTATTAAAATTGGTATAAAACTATTTTTCTGAAAACTAATATTTGGTTCCATAACTGTAAAACTATAAGGAGGTGCAAGACGATGTTGATAAATGTCTTTATTTGCTTGAACAAAACGGGAATCCCAGACATATGGGCAGATTTTGGCTTTAGAAGTAATTCCATTAATTCTTCCTGCATAGGTTCTATGCGCCCAGTAATGAGGTGAAACCCATATCTCATCTAAACCACCAATTACATGATGACTGAAATTCATTTCAGGATAAAACATGGGGGTTTCAATATCAATATTCAGAATATTTCCCAAATACACTTTAATAATTTTTGCTCCAATTGTTCTAAAAGCATTCCTAATATTGTCAGCGCATGACATTCCCAATTCAATATATGCAAAAAGACGAAAAGGTGACTTAATGAAGGTTTCCATATCAGTTACTCGAATTGACTTGTGTAGCTCAGAATCAGGATTATTTTTAATTGAATCAACAAAGAAAAATGGTTGATACCCGGCTGCTTCAAACATTGTGTATAATACAAATACATTTTGAAAAAGTCCATTCGCCCAGAGATGATGGTCTGGTATCTTTGTTGTAGTAAGAAAGATTGCTTTAATCTCTGATGATGTTTTCACATTTGATAATTCAAATTTGGGTTTTAAAATAGGTTGAATTGCTGTTTCTTCTGCAAAACCCATTATAATATTATTTCATTCTAATTTGTGAATCTTTACGCGGCAGCCTGTAATAATTAACCCTGTATTTTATAGGGTGCGATATGTCAACAATATTATTTTTTACAAGCGATCGTATCGCTTTTACTAATGTTTCTCCAACTAAAAATGCAGAAACGATTCTATTTGTGCCGGATCCAGCACTAGGTAATTCGTTATTTATTGGAAATAGCACAATGATAACATATGATGCTTATTGTAATATATCCACATTTGATGGATCCAAGGGATTAATGACTATTAATACAAATACATACCAAATTGGAATAGGCACTAGTTCACCAACAACTGCGTTTGATGTAGTAGATAGTCGTGGAATAAATATTGTTGGTCCTGCTAATATAACTGGAACTGTTCAAGCTTCTTATTTTTACGGATCTGCGATTGGTTTAACAAATATACCTGCTTCCCGAGTTGTTGGAACATTTGCATCAGCTAACTTTTCAACAAATACAATTCCAGCGGCAGCAATTATTGGTGGCGGATTTAATTCTTCTAGCACATTTACAAGTTATCTTACAGCTTACTCTAGTATTTCTACTCTTGCAATTAGCACAAGCATAATTACCGGCGAAGTCTTCACAGTTAGCACACTTAATGTTGGGACAATAAGCAGTGCATCTCTTGCAAGTCTTGTTGGAGGAACCGGTAATTTTAGCACACTTAATACAAGTTCAATTAATATCAATTACTTATCATCGGCAACTGGATTTGTAAGTAGTTTCACAGCAGGATCATTGAATGGTGGAAATGCACAATTTAGTGTTATCGTAACTAGTTCATTAAATTCTGGTTTTGCCACCTTCTCATCTATCAGTTCTGTGACGGGATTTATGTCAACATTAACAGTAAATTCATTGACTGCACTTGGCTACATAAACATGGGTGGTATAGTTGCAACATCATTGAGCACATTTAATATAAATACAAGTTCTTTTCTAGCATGTAATATTGTTACAAATCAAATATCTTCTGTGTATGGCTATATTAATAATTTAAGTGCGACGACAGTTGCTACAACAGGTCTTGCAACTCTCGGTGGCGGCATATCAACTACAAGCATAAGCACTCAAAATGCATATATTGGAAATCTAACAATTGGTTCAGAGTCGGATGTAGGAGCCCTGAATATTGGAGGCTTGGTAACTGCTGGTGGAGGTATATCTACGACAACAGTTAGTTCTCAACTTGGGTTTTTCTCATCTTTAACTGTAAACTCCTTAACAATTGGTCCATCTCTTGGATTTTTGATCATGAATGATATTATAACAAATTCAATAAGCACAAATAAAATTAATGCAAGTAGTATTACTACTTCCACACTTAATTTAAATACTTTGAGTGCTTCCTACGGTGTATTCTCCACTATTAGTGTAGCAAATGCATATGTTGGTAACTTAGTATTAGGTGGATCATTAACAGTAGCTGGTATCTCAACAACATCAATTAGCACAGGTGCAGCCTATGTGACATCTCTTACAATTGGTTCTGAATCAGATGGTGGAGCCTTGAATATTGGTGGACTTGCTAGTTTGCTTGGTGGCCTATCAACTACAAGCATTAGCACCCAAAATGCATATATAAATAAC